TTGACCTGACTTAACATATTGTATAAATCTTGACATTCTAACTGATTCACATCCAGTATTAAAAACTAATGATATTAACGAATCAAATTGTCCTTGAGTTAACATATACGTTTTTAATCCTTTATCTTTCCATTCCCCTAAAAATCTTCTAACACAGTCGGCAGCCTCCGAAGCGTCTTTATAAAGTAACTCTAAGGACTCTTTTTTAGTTATTACTAACCCCGACTTTACGTCTCCTCCTGTGTGCCCATAACCTATTGTCCACACATCACTAGTGTCTTTATAGGCCTTTAGTACAGGTTCTTTTATATTACCAATTGGTTTTTTAGGGTCACCTTCTTCAAATTTAATAAGGTCCCAAAACCCTTGGCTAGCTCTCATATTAGTACCGTCTTGTTTATCGGACTCACCTTCAATTAAATACATTTTATGTATTTGAGATACTTCCGACTCATTTATAAATAACTTTGACATAAAAACTTTTATTAATAAATATCTATAATAACAAAAAACCCCTCACTTTGTAGGGGTTTCAGTCATTAATGATATTGAACACGCTATGATATTATCAAACCACACTTTTTTAGGTCCATTTAATTTTTCTTTTTTAAATGTTTTTACGTGTCCGTCAGTTGTTACAATAGTAATTGAGTTCTCACTCTTAACGTTAATTTCTCGTATGTTCATCTAAAACTAACTTCAACTGTTTTTGTTCAGTTTGGTACGCCTTTATCCTTTCTCGAGCCACTTCACAGTAATTTTTACTGATGTCCATACCAATCCAAGGTCTACCTAACATTTCCGCAGCTAAACAAGTTGTCCCACTCCCATTAAATGGGTCCATAACTACGTCTTCCTTATATGAAAGAATTTTAATTGCTCTGTACGGTATATCTAATGAAAATGTTGCCTTCGTTTTTTGTCTTGTGTCCGCAAAATAATTCCACTGACCAAAGACTAAAGACATAAAATCTTTTTTATCTTTATCCTCATAGACTAACTTCTTTCTAAACTCACCTTCAATTTTTTCATTAGGAACCATTTGAAACTCACCTTTCCATTGAGGTGTCCCTTTAATATCTTTCTTATGTTTTTTCTTATAGGCGAGAATCACACACTCCTTAGGATTATAGATATATGGTGAAGATGGACTCATCCAACTACCCCAAGCAGTTGTCTTTGAGCGGTGTGGAGAATCTTCTTCTAAATCCACAATACCAAAGAAACCAAACCCAATCTCTTTCATTATCATCCAAAATTCAGCAGAAAAATATATTCTACCACCTTTTTTTTGTCTGTTAATCTCGTAAGGAATGTTTAGTGCTATACGACCATCGTCTTTAAGTACTCGATAAGTCTCTCTTAACCACTCTCTAGTAAATTTCCAGTACTCGGCTATTTCTTTATCATCATCCCAACTATCATAATCAATACCAACACCATAAGGTGGACTAGTAACAACTAAGTCTACTGTTTTTTCGGACATATCCGACATAAGTTTACGGCCATCACCGCAATAAATTTTATTTTTCTCCATTTTGTTCAATTGTTTTAATTCTTCTATCTAAATACCATAAAGCCTTTTTTAAGTCTTGTACCGGTGGATTATCATCTTTCTTACCACTTCTAATTATATATTTTAACACATTGAATAGATACGCATCTTTATCTATCCCTGTCGCTTCAGCTATCTTAACAACCTCATAAGGGTTATCTTCACCCCCATAATGTTCAGGGTGTGTTACTAGTTCTTTTTTACTCATTTATTTTTTGTTTGATGATAACATATAAAAACCTTTATTATTTTCCATTTCAACAACAATATTATCATCAATTAATTTATCTAATATTTTTTTAGTTTGCTCAATAGAATCTTTTACTATAAAATCCGCGATATATTTAATGTGTATCGGTATTCTAAGTTTACCTTCAATTTTATCCATAGTGGTTTTTGATACTCCGTTCATGATTTTTATATTTAATAATTTATTTTCCATTTATCGTAAGGTATCATACTGTAAGGATGTCTTTCGAAAAAAGTCTCGTGTATAAAAGTATACTCATTTTCTTGTTTCTTATCAAGATACGCACCCCAAAATGATAACGTTGAATTTGATAATATATGTTTATCACACATACTCATCATATGAACCGCAATATACGGGTCTTCGTCAATATAAACAAACTTTTCTTTGGGAAAACCTAATTTGTTTACAAAATTTTTGGCTGATTCTAAATTATCTGAAAACACAAGTACTTTATGTCCGTCACTCTCATTATTTAAAATTTTAATAACCCATTCTTTAGGTATTAATTTTATATCAAAAAAATTATCTTGTCTACCCCCACCCATTCTTAAATGTAATGAAATACTCTTATCGAATAAACTCCCATAATTATATTCAATATATTTAGATATATTTTCATCAGGTTCAAATAATTCTAATATGTAATCCCTTTCATGGTGCCAATATAACTTATTAAAGAAATAACCTTGGAAAAGATACGGGGGGTTTACTTTTTGTTTTAAATCGTAGTACACACCACCTTCTCCTGTATCAATATCCCAACCTAAACTTTGGTCAAACCACCACTCAAAAGCGTTAGGTCGACTATCAAACCATGGTAACTTAGGGTAAACATCTCCAAATGATATATGTGGGTCTTTTAATATGTGTCCACCCCATGGGTCAAAATGTATGTTTCTACCATTTCGATTAAGGTGTTCATTAAATTTAGAACTTTCTGATTGGTGTGTAGTCCAATAACCGATTAATGGGTCATACCCCATTTCTTTAGTATAAACCATTAATGTCGCGGCTTGAAACATCATATTACCTAAACCACCAGCTAAAAGAACCGAAACAGTATTGTCAGTTACATTAACATCTTTAGGGGGGTTTAGACTCATTATTTATTATTGTTTATTAATTAATACCCATTTGTGTTCAGAATTTAATTCAACACTTAATATAAATTCTCGGTCCCACATTTCAGGTTCAATTAATGATAAGAAATATTTACCATCATTTCCATAATAAAGGTGATAAATATGTCCTATTATTGGCTCAAAAGAAAATTTAGATTGATAGACCACTTGATTTAACTTAACTTCATCAACTAAATTATTATACTCATCAACTAATTCTTGATATTTCTTATTAAACTTAGTTTGTATTTTTTTTACATTTCTTTGTTTATACGATGATATATCCTCTATTTTAATGACAGGAGCCGATACACTACTACCGTATGGTAAAATATTTGCATTGTATTTTTGATTTTCCTCATCCCATACGATGTGGTCAGGCTTCTTAAGTTTAATGTTACTCATCTTAGGACTTTAATTCTTGAATTTTAATTGTTTGAAAAATATAGTTCATAATTTTTCTTTTTGCTATGGATAATATTGAACCGTCTAATGGGAATTTTTCCTCATATCTAACTCTAAATATTGGGTAAGCATTTTCAATATTTTTTAATATTTCATCCTCATTTAAACGATTAATTGGTAATACATAATTATTTTTAATCACCCTTACTATCTCCTCTTTTTCGGTAACATCAATAACATCACCTTTATATATTAAATTTACTGAACATTTATTTTCATTAGTCCCTTTAGTTATTATATTAATTTTATATTGATATATGTGTAATAATTCATCATACACAATGTAAAAAAACCCTACCCCTGGTTTAGTGTAAGTGTTAGCCATACCTGTATTAGCACTCTTAAGGTGATTATGTACCATTCGTATTGAAACGTTATCGTATAGTAATGTCCATATAGACTTACCTATTAAAAATAAATCCGTTAACTTACTCTGAGAAAACTTTATAATCTTTGATATTTCCTCTTTTGTTTCATCGTTTTGTTTTAAATTATTATATACCAAATCATCCAATAGAATTTCGTCATCTATATCCACAGGTTCTCTATTAAGTGTGATATATTTTGACTTATCTCTAATGGAACCAATATTAGCTAAGTGTAATGATAATTCTTGAAAAGAAGGGTATAATTTAAAGTTATCAAAGTCTTTATCAACTTTGTTAATATAATCTAATAGAACATATTGTTTATGCTCTAAATCTATAGGTTC